CTTCTGGTATTGCAAACGGTATTGATCCAACCGATGAGCTACAGGGTGTTTTCCTTTGGGATTTACGGGAGTATTTTTCTACAGTCCAGGCAACAATTTTGAGTATTAGTGCTGGAAGTTCCTTTACTGCTCCCGGTGGTGTTGTCACATCAAGAGTAAGAGTCACAACAGCAAGCCCTCATAATCTCACTACTGAAGATCAGATCATTATTTCTGGCACAGGACAACCTTCATACGACGGTGTTGATTTTTCAACTAACAAGTTAGTAATTGTTGCCCCTACAATATTTGAGATTGAGCCGACAAACGCTGGGGTGCCTGCATTTACTGCTGGTGCAACACAAGGAACGGTATCGTTATATCAGGAGGATACTCTGGCAATCGGAACTTTGGAAGTAATTCCTCGTATCTCCCGAGATAGTACAAACTAAGGGTCACAACTAATGTCATCTGTCCAAGAAGGCACAACTATTATTACTGCGGGCAGGACAACTCCTATCCCGGCAGGCCAAGCAATCAGCGACAAATCTGTTCCGGTTGTAGTTGCATCCGATCAGAGTCCTGTACCTATTCTCGACAATCTGTCGGCTCCTTCGCAAGTTCGTGATGACTTGCTGGGCATCCCCAGAGTACAGACACCGCTAGCAACCTTTGATGATGTAAACCTCATCGACATCGACCCTGATGTCTGGGCAAAAACTGAAGTTACATCAGGCGGTTCAAGGGTTACTCAGGTTAACCACATTAGTCAGCAGTCTTCGGCTGAAGTACTCCTAACTCCCACAGCAGCTAACGGAAATATCGCCTCGCTTATCACAAAGCAGGCATTCCCCTATCAGACAGGCCGCATCACAAGCACGAGCTTCGGTGTGTCGATGAGCCGCGACTCCAGCGCAAAGATGGAGTTCGGTATGTTCGATGCATCTGATGGATATCTTATTCGTGTACAGGGTGATTCCCTGTTCTTTGTTCGCCGGACATCATCGGGTGAGAAGCCCAAAGATCACCTGAACGGTTATACCGCGCAGGGAGTAGATCCAGCAACATTCACCGTTGACGCCGCTGTAATGGCTGCTCAGCCTAATAGAACCGACGAAGGTACTATTTACAGTTTGGTCTCAAGCTCACCAACGGTGATGGAAGAGATTGTACCCCGCAGTAAGTGGAATGGGGACAGAATGGTTGGTGAAAATGGTGCAGTTCGTATTGGCGAAGAGGATACAAATTCACTGCACGATTTGAGCCTAGTTAATCTCGTGATGTGCAGAATTGAATACGGTTGGTATGGCGGGACAGGCGCAAGATTGCTCTTCTATGTACCCATTGATGCGAATCTTGCTTCTGGTGAAACAGCTAAAAATGCACGTTGGCTGATAGCACACAACCTAAACTGCTCAGACAGAATACCCTACCCTTCATTGGGTAACCCAACACTTCCGATGCATTTCCGCATTGAGAAGACTGGAACCTTATCAGCTAATTCATATCTGAGAAAATACGGCGCTCAGATCAGTATTGACGGCGGTGACTACAGCAAGCTTTCTATCTTCTCGGAGGATGGGGCGAAGATAACTGGGGTAGGACCAGGAGCTTTCTCACCAGTTCTGGCACTCCGCATTAAAGAAAACATCACCAACAATCAGGGAGAGGTGAAGCGCAACTTGCTCCGTGTCTTCCCGCTGCTCTTGTCGATGGTCAGTTCAGAACGAACTCAGTTTGTCCTGGTCAAGAACCCCGACACCATGAGTGACTCAACGTCCACCCCGGTAACGACCTTTACAAGTACAGGCACTCTTTCCGCAATCGAAGTCAATTCACCGGACAGCCCTACAAACGCTATTGAATCCTTCACAGGTGGGACACAGGTGGCGGCTTTCTACACAGGAGATGCTGACGCAAACTCCGTTTCACTGACGGATATCTTCAGTTTTGCTCGTCAGTATCTAACCAGGGAAGCTAACGCAGCTTCTGGAACGGCAGGTGATGTACTGATCATTGCTGCGAAAAGTATGGGAAGCGGATCTACAAACACTGTTAAAGCGAGCCTTACTTGGGGACAGCGCTGATGACCACTGCCTATCAACTGCCGGAGGACATCGGGAGGAAGGCAGTAACCCGCAATGGGGAAGAGGTCCAAGCTGACGGAACATTTCCGGCAGGACAAAAGAAAGCTGCAGACTCGATGCCTGTCGTCCTTCCAAGGGAGGGCGTCTCGGTTCCAATTATCGATAACTATCGATTTGAAACCGAAGTTGATCGTGACCAACTAGGTATCAAGCGGCTGACCAGACCATATGCATTTCAATCACTGCATGACCCTTATGAACTAAGTAAGGATGACTGGCTATATGACGTAAGCGGTTTAGACGAACGTCCTGAAGTTGATTCAACCCAGTCTGCCCGATGGACACAGCTCTTCGGAGCAAGTGCTGATTACTCACCCGTTCCAGATGGAGAGGTAAAGCACAATATTAAAGCTGGCTCAGCCCAGTTGATTTTAAATAGCAACGACGGTGGTTTCCAAAGAGCGCGTATTGCCTCTAAGAAACGCTATAGATACCAACCGGGGAAAATCGCACGCGTCAGCTTGGCTGTGCGTATGTCGACAGATGAAACACCCGTTTCATGCACACGCTTGTGGGGTGTTGGCGATACAACTGATGGCTTTTTTATTGAATGCACAGGTGACGGTCAAGGTGATCGATTAGGAGTTCTTTACCGTAATAGTGCAGGTAATGGGCTTAAGCATGAGACACGCATTCCAAGATCACAATGGACTGGAGATAAATTAGACGGGACAGGACAGTCTAGACAAACATTAGATTTGTCTAAGACGCATATGTACCTTATTGAGTGGGGATGGTACGGCGCGTCAAACGTAAGATTCTATGCCTTTGTAGTTGATAAGGATCAAGAGTTACCTACATCAATTTCTCAAATTCCAAGGGCTCGATGGATCCTATTGCATGAACTGATGATTGCGGACACCTTGGTTCGCAATGACCTGACAGAGGAAGACGGTGGTGGTAGTACTCGCGGATACGATGTCCCATCTCTGAGGAACCCAAGTTTGCCGGTATGGGTCGAGATCAATAACAGTGGCAATATCGCCCGTTCAGAATTCATCGAGAAATACGGTGCATCTGTTTTAATTGACGGTGGTACAGACGACAGAGCAAAAATTCGAACGATTGATGCAAGCTTTGGTAAATCCGCCGACCCTGTAGTTGGGGGTAACTACAACAATGCGGGTGTAGTCGCTATGACTCTCCGCTCTCGAACAAAGCTTACGAATTCAAGTGGTGAGCTTGTTGACAACTTCCAAGTCACTTCTCCACTACAGCTTTCAGTTGAAACATCAGCACCTGTAGAAATTGAGATCTGGAAAGATCCAGAAATGGTGGAACCGACCGAAGTTGGGCACATCAATGGTTCTCTTGGTTTTAGAAAGGGTGGTTATGAAGGCGCAGACAACCTTACACCCATTTTTATTGGGAGTAATGCACGATCAATACCTGGAAACTCTACTTCTCCATTAGAACCAATTGCTCTTGTACAAGAACCACCTCAAAGTTACTATTTGACACTTACATCCCCTTACAGCGAAGCAGATCCAGAAACAGTCGACTTTAATTTAAGCGATTTTCGGCTTGTCAAGAGTGGTCGAAAAATTGCGTCAATGCTTTGTCCTACAGGTGGACAAACCTTCAAACTTCAAGAGATATTCGGTCCACAAAGAGAGGTTATCAGCTCTGAGTATGATGCGCCTCCTGAATTCCCGATAAACACGAATTTAATTACAGTTAAGGATTTTAATTCAAGTACGGGTCTAATTACTGTTGATAATGCATTCCCTTTACGCTTGTACGTAGGTCAGAGATTACAGAAAGGAAACACTAACTACTTTGTTCGGAGCATAGAATCTTCAACATCACTGACTCTCAAAGCAGCTAAAGTAGACACAGATCCTGTGACATCAGGTATTTTTGCCGATGATTCTCTGGTAGCTTTCTACGAGCTGGATTTGAGTTCAAATATTGCAAGCCCTCTTAAATCTGTCTACAGAACAGAGCTTGTATTTGTCATCAAACCATTTGCTCATACATCAGAAGCATTAGACAAAACCCAGGAATATGACGCTGAATGGATGAATCTGGTCGCTGCTACCAGCTCTAATTCATACACAACGGTTTCATCGCCAACTGTAAATCTACATCTAACCAATGGTGTCTCCTGATGACTGTTAATGGCTCCAATCTGATCAATACCTCAGTTAACGGTCTACCCACTGACGCGGATGACAGGCCTTTCAGCTTTGCTATCGGAACTCAGATTTTTCTGAACCCTGTTGACGACCCTACTGATGGGGTTGTGAGTTTCAAGTTCAACCCAGACCTTTTAACAAGTACTGACTCCCAAGGCGAATCGTCTGTGGCAATCGGGTTTGCTACTGATTCAGAACTTAATTCACTAGCTAACTGGGATTCAACCTATATCGCCGCTCCTAATGCGGATGCTTTTCCTGTTGGATTTTGCAGGCAGACCAACAATCCTTCACAGATTAGTGTCAGTGTTGAAGGTAGTTTACGAGCCACCCTTGGCCGTACTTCTGAGGCTACAGCGGTCAGCTTGGCTCAGAACACCTTTACTATTACTAACCACCCATTCCAGCCTGGCGATCGTGTATCAGTTTCAAGTACCGGAGCTTTGCCAAGCGGCTTAAGTGGATCTGTTTCTTACTATGTAATTTACGACAGTCCTAATACAATCAAGTTTTCGCTAAGTGCTAGTGGTGCTCTTTCTGGTGTAGAGGTTGATATTCAAACCATTGGCTCAGGTACAATTCAGGTAGCGAATGATGATCTGTTTACACTCACTCGCATTGGTAGTACGGGTAGCGTTGTATTGAAAAAGGATACAGCAACTATCTTCACATTCACAAACATTAATCCGACCAGTCCGCTGCGTCTTTTCTATTGGTGTCGCGAGCAATCTGTATCTAGCTCGTTACCGATCTTCTCAGAAATCAAGGTCCGAGGTGCTCTCTAATGGTCGCAACAAGAAATATCACTGATCTGGCGTCTTTGACGACGCCGTCAACTGATGACGTTCTACTGATTGTAGACCAGCTGAGTGCAACCAGTAGTGAAGCCAAGCAAATTACGTGGGCGGCTGTTACTGAGGCTATACAAGATATTGTCGGTGCTCAGGCAACAAGCAGTGGTAGCATCACATTTACATATAGTGATTTAGCGGCAACTCTAACAGCTGTTGTCGTTGATAACACGACAACACAAAAATCCATCTATACAGTAGATGGTGTTGCTGTAGGCACTAGACAATCTTTAAATTTTCAAGATGGGGTTGGTGTCAACGTAGAGGCTATTGATGAGCCTTCACTTGACAGAGTAGATGTTAGTTTTAACAATACTGGCGTTGTAAGTGCAGTAAATATAAGTCAAACTGGTTCTCCACTAAACATTCTTTCAGGTACGCCGACACAACCTGACGGCTCTTTGGAAGCTCAGTTCCGACCAATCAAACTAGGGTCGAGCAGGCTAACCGGTGCTCTTACTGAAAACAACAGTTCTATCACTCTGGATGTTGATCCCTCGCAAATCAATATCAATGATCTGAATGCAGGATCCCCACTAGCTGTTTCCATCGGTGGAACGGGAGCTTCCAACGCCGCAAACGCACGTACAAATCTTGGTGCAGCTACTGCAGGCATTAACAACGACATTACAGAACTCCAAGGTTTAACCACACCGCTTTCTGTTCCACAGGGTGGCACAGGTGGCGGCACTGCGGCGCAGGGCTTGTTTAACCTTGAAGGCCTCAAGGTTCTTGAGTCAATCGGGTCTACTGGTGAGTCCCTGGTCGCTAACGGTTCAGCAAGCGTAAGTAACGAATTTAGAGGTCAGCTAAAGACACTCCGGCCTTTCTCCAACAAGATCTCCGTTGCATCAAGTGCGAACAACGAAGTAACAATTGATGTAAACCCTGACAACGTCCTTAGCGGTGCTACGACTGCTGTCAACTTTAACGGTGTTCGTCTAACCAATATTGCTGCACCTCTAGCTGCAACAGATGCTGTAAACCGCGAATATGCAGACAGTGTTGCTCAAGGTCTGACCCTTAAACAGGCATGCCGAGCAGCTTCTCTTGCTAATTTCCTTGGCACATACTTTAATACAGTCGAAGCAGTTTCCTCTGTAGATACAGCTACCAATTCATTAACGTCGAATTCACACGCGTTCAGCAATGGACATCGCGTTTTCATCAGTTCCACTGGAGGTTCCACTCCTGGTGGTTTAGATAGTGGGGTTCTTTATTTTGTTGTCGGTTCTACAACAAATACATTCCAACTGTCTGCATCAGAAGGCGGTTCTCCGGTAAATATCACAGATACCGGATCTGGTGCCATTCAAGTTGCTCATACCTTATATCTTCAGGCGATTGGTAACGGCGCAGTTTCTATAGATGGTGTAACCCTTGATGTTGATGATCGAGTTCTCCTTCAAGACCAAGTTAATAAAACCGAGAACGGCATATATGTTGTTTCAGCAACAGGTGACGCTTCATCACCCACTGTTCTGACTCGCGCACCCGACTTCAATGCTTCGGCGGAGATGATTGCTGGTTCCTTTACCTTTATTCAGGAGGGGACCAGTAACGAAAACATCGCGTTTGTTCAGATCACGCAAGACCCCATTCTTGATGTGAGTGACATTGAGTTCACTCAGTTCTCGACTGGTTCTATTCCAGATGGTCTGGTTACAAACGTAAAGCTAGCCGATATGACCCAGGCGACAATCAAAGGTCGTCAAGAAGGGGCTGGTGGTACTGGCGTCCCTGAAGATTTAACTCCGAATCAAGTAATAGCTATTATCAACACAGCAACTGTAGCTATCGATTCCGGTACTTATTGAACCTTAATCGCCACAAGTAGTGGGTTAATTTTATTATGACGGTTCCAATTCAAAATCTAAGAAGCGGCACAGCTGACAAGAGGCCTGATCCTTCTAATCTGGCAAATGGTCAGATTGCTATTCAGTACAACGATAGCGATCCAGCCGTCTTCTTCAAAGGTAGTTCAGGCGCTCTAATTAAGGTCGCTCCGACATTTGTTGGACCTAATGCTCCCAACTCCACTCCGGGTACTGGTGGATTTGCGGGTAACTCAGTTGGCGAAACCTGGCTTGATACCAGCGTTACTCCTCCCCTTTTTAAAGTATTTGATGGAACCAGCTTTATCCTGGCTGGTGGTGCTGGTGGTGGAGGTGCGACTGGTGGCGGTACTGATGAGGTAGTTATCGAGTTCGATAAAACCGTGTCAACTTCCTACACAATCACAAGTGGGAAGAATGCACTGACTGTAGGCCCATTAGAAATCGCAACCGGCGCTACTTTGACAGTTCCGGCAGATTCAACTCTCCTTGTTCTGTAATCTTACATATCACTAACGATGTCTATTTCTATCAACGGGGCAACGGGGATTTCTGGTGTAGACGGTTCAGCCACGGCTCCGGCTTTCACAGGCGCTGATACCGATACCGGTATCTTTTTTCAAGACAATACAGCTGTAATTGCAACAAACGGGACTTCAAGACTTGCATGTGACCCTTCCGGAAATGTCGCAATCAGCAATTTCCTAGTAGACCCGAGTGGGAAAGTTGGAATCAACGTTTCTATCCCATCCACAGACTTGGATTTAAGTGGTGTTTATGTATCCAATGTCGTCGATTTAGGTACTAACGTTTTCACTGTTGACTGCAGCGAAGGAAATTACTTCACCCAGGAAACAAGCTCCACCAATCAATTTAATTTCACCAATATCCCAAGTTCTAGGTCTTATTCATTCGTTCTAGAAGTAAGACATACTTCTGGCACTATTGCATGGCCCACAGAAGTCAAATGGCCTGGAGGAAATGCTCCGCAACTTTCGACTGGCAAGGACCACCTCTTTGTTTTTTCAACTGACGACGGCGGTTCTTGTTTCAGAGGAACTGCAGTCGTTGATTATGGCTACTAACGCGAGGGATTAAAAATGGATCCCACATCACAAAAAATTCTTCTTGGGGGCGGCCTTAGTGACCCAGGAGAAGAATATATTGGAACTTATCGTTTTTACGCTCCGCGAAGTTACACAAGTTATACCTGGACAGTACCTGCTGACGTTGTCTATATCCATGCGTTCTGTTTAGGTTCTGGTGGTTTCCCCGATGGTTTCCCAAATGGTTTTTGGGGTGGTGACGGAGGAGGGGGTGGATGCTCTATAGGTGTCATCCCAGTAACTGCTGGCGAATCTCTAAACGTGGGAGTTGGTAATGTATCAAACAACGCCGCTTCCTATAAGTCTTTTGGAGGTTCTGGTGGCGGCTTTTCTGGTTTATTCCGTGGCTCTACTCCATTAATAATTGCTGGCGGTGGTGGCGGCGGTCAAGTTAATGGCTACGCATATGGAGGCGCTGGTGGTGGATTAACTGCTCAATCGAGTTCAGATGGTTATACCGGTGGCGGTCAATCTTCTGGTAACCATAGTAGTGGTTACTTATCTTCTGGAGTTGGTGGAGGTGGTGGATACTATGGAGGTGGCGGAAGTTCTTGGAGTAGCGGTTCTGGTGGTGGTTCTGGGTATATAGGATCATCCGGGATTCTCCATGCTCAAACAGCAACAGGTAGTGGTCGAAATATTCCTAGTCTTGCTTCAAGCAACCGTGATTATTCCCTTGCTCCAGGTACGCCACCAACGGGTTTGGGTTTTGGTTATGGAGGTATAGGTAATAACTCAGGCAGCACTTCTTACGGAAGTGGTTTAGTCGTTATTCATACACTTGGATCCGGTTACGATCCCTCGTCTCCTCCAACAATTCCTTATAACAGGACTGTTCTTGCTACTTATTGATTATTATGTTTATTCAAATAGAGGCTGGTAATCCAGTAGGTTCTCCGATTAACGAGCATCAGTTTCGTTCTCTTTTCCCGAATGTTTCTTTTCAACGGCCTTGGGCTTCAGAGGATGTAGTCAGTCGAGGGTATGCGTTTTTCCAAGATGCACGTTCACCTGAGCCTGGACGCTATGAGGTTGTCGAGGAATCTACACCAGTTCAAGTTGATAGCGACCTGTGGGAGAAGGGTTGGTCAATCCGTTCAATGACCGAGTCAGAGGTTGCTTCTGCTGACGCATATCAAGCAGATGTTTCACGCCTTCAAAGAAATGCCAGGTTGACACGCTCCGACTGGACACAATTTAATGACAGCCCTTTGTCTGAGAATGACAAAAACGCTTGGGCTCAACACCGCACAGAGTTGAGAAACGTCCCTGAGCAATCTGGTTTCCCTTGGGATATTGTCTGGCCTGAAGAGCCAGTATAATTATTTCGAGGGATACATTGCAATAACTGCAATGCTAATAGAGCCTTTAATCCTTTTATTTTTTAATCATGGCTTTTGGAACAGTAGAGGTAGACACTCTTGTTACGAGTACAAAGACCCTAACAATTGATGACCTAACCCTAGCGGCAGACATTCCTGAGTCGCTGGCAACTTGGTCAGCTATCAATGATTCGGATAACGGCATCACACTTACTGCAAACGTACGCTATCTAGTGGATAGCAGTGCTGCTTCTTTCACAGCTAATCTCCCCGCTTCTCCAACTGCGGGACAGTTTGTTGTTCTTGCAGATACAGAAGGTTGTTTTGCAACATACCCAGTCACAATCGCACAAAACGGAAACAACATTGTCGGACAAGCTGCTGATCTAGTCTTAAATGTTGATCGCGCTGTTCTCACGCTGACATACAGCGGCGATGCAACAACCGGTTGGCTCGTTAAGTAAATCTACACTCATTAATTATTAGTCATGACAAATCTTTCTTCTCTCCCTGGATTCACTGTTGGCGGCGGTGGTGGTGGCGGTGGAGGCGGCAATCCGCTCTTGACCGACCAGATGGTGGAAATTGATAGCACTACTCAGAATTTAAGCACTAGCACTAGTGATAACTATATTAGTTCAGCATCTTATCAATCCTTCCACCAGCTTTCTACCGATGGATGTTTTGGTGGGTTATTCGATCCCCATCCAGCAAGCAGTTCT